CCTTAAAGGGTCCCTATGAGGAGTAAAATCCCCGTCTATGACGACGCCATTTCTCAAAGAAAGGAGAGGTCATGCCTGCCACCATTTTATACCGTCCCGCCACGCGAACTGTGAAGTATGATTCGAATCCTCCGATTCTGTCTAATCGACAGATTCAGATGCGATACGACTTCGTGCCCGCAAAAGCGATAGGGATATGGGTGACACTGCCTGGTGGCAGCAAATTTCGTAAAGCAACAGCACGACTACGCTATACGCGTTGGCTCGAGCTGGGTTCCGCACAATACAAAGAGGCAACCCTTAACGGGGGAACCACTAAAATGGTTGTGACGGATACTGCGGGTGGATACTATCCGGACGTACTTATGTCCGCAAATGGTCCTGCCCTGCAATCTTCTATCGGCACCCTGAGTAAATTCTCAGGTACTACTAATATGCCGACGGAGATGAAGAACGAAGCCTCAACGAAGGCTCTCCTTGAACTCGCTGATAATAAGGCGAATGTAGGGGAGAACTTGGCCACGTTTCGACAGACTCTACAACTGGTGCGTGCACCAGCTGGTGAACTCTACTCAGCTCTCAAGCTGATCCGAGAGGACCAGGGAGTCAGGAGATTGCTACGGAGGTCGTACAACGAGATTAAAAACTCGAAGTCGATCCCTAAGGCGGTCTCCCGACGCTATCTTGAATACGTTTATGGGGTTAAACCCCTCATGAGCGATGTTCATGGCGTCATGTCGATGCTTAAGGAAGCTGGTTTGAAAACCATGCTTCTGAGCGGCGAAGGTCACTCTGAGCAGCAATGTGAGGTTGCGACGAATAAAGTCGTAGCATCCGGTACTAGTACCGAACTCACTAGTTGCACGGAGCGCGCGCATGTCCGGACCAAAATATGGGGTCGGATCGACCCTAACTGTCCCGGCTTGCGCAGCCTTAACCAACTCGGCCTTATCAACCCGGTTTCCCTGGCATGGGAACTAGTCCCGCTGTCATTTGTGTTTGATTGGTTCGTCCCTGTCGGGTCGGTCCTTCAAGCACTAACAGCACCAGCAGGGTTGATATTCGTAGATGGTACTGTTTCGTGCCGTAATTCCCTAGCCGGGAATTACAACCACTGGTGGGACTACGCGGACGCAACAGCGACCGTTAATAATCCTGCCTCTGGTACCATTCTCTACGAGGGGTATAACCGAACTACTTTGAACGGTTGGCCTCTCCCAGGAGTCTGGGCAAACAGTAACCCCTTCTCCGGTGATAGATCTCTAAAGGCGCTAGCCTTGGCGATTGTTAATCTCCGGATCCGATAACCTCGGAACACTCGAGAAGTACGCCGTAGCAATCCCGTTACGGTTTAACACGTTCAATTGAAAGGAACGTACTAATGTCCGCACGGACTAACCTGGTAATCAACGACCGGGCCGCGACACCAGTCGCGCACACCTATACTCCCGACGGGGACGACGCTAATGGCGTCCACGTTTATTCTGAAAAGACTTCGGTGCCAGCGGGTAACCCCCGTTACACCATCAGTCTCAACAAGAAGAATGGGAAGTATAAAGCCACGATCAAACTGGTAGTGCCCATTGTGCAAACGCAGGTGATTAATGGGGTTTCGAGCCCCACTGTCGTCCGCACTGCATTTGTGGAGTTCACGTCTCAGTTCGATGAGTACTCGACTGCCCAAGAACGGGCTGACGCTATTGGCTTGTTTGTCAACAGCATGGCTGCGTCTCAGACGCAGGTAAACGATCTCCTAGTTAATCTTTCAGACATTTACTAAAATGCTGAGGGAGTTCCTAGGAACCGTTCGTCAAGTACTGAAATCTCGGCCAATCCTGGCCGGCGCTGTAGCTGCAATAGTTGCTACGGTGTGCCTCCACTACTCAGAAGAGAGTGAAACATGCACAAGCATCGAACGAAGCGTGACAGAACTTCTCGGCGTATGGCTGATGCCAACTACCGATTAGATTCAACTGCCAAAAACGCTATCATGACGCTAGCCGAAAGGCTACCTGTTACTGATGGCGATGAATTTGAGGCCGTGAGGTATCTTAAGTCAGAGTACTTATCCAAGTACTGTGATGAAGGTCTCGTTCCGGCAGACGAGCGTCGCTCTAATGCGATCGCGAAGTTTGTCCAGTGCGAGCTCAGGAACGCAGAAACTAATCTGCGTCTTCCTGGTGTCGATGAAGGATTCAATATCCTTCCTCGCGTCTCATGGTCTCGATTCATTCGGTTTGCTCGTCAACTAACCCGGGATATCCTTGGGCCGCTCCGTGATGGAGTCGTGCTTGGAGGATTCTCCGGTGGTGCGTCGACAAGTCGTCTTAGGACTGCGAGCCATCCGGCTCAAAAGTTCGAAGGAATGGCACACACTACGGAGGGAGCGTGGAAGTTTCTCGATATAATCTACAGAGAAGCTCCATTGCTCCGACAGTACGAAGTGTTCCGTGACCTACAAGAGGTTTCGGGCAGCGTGCTGTTCACCGTTCCTAAGAAAACGGATATTGACCGCTGTGCTTGTAAAGAGCCAGATGTTAATATGTACCTTCAGAAAGGCGTCGGCAATCATATACGCCGTCGTCTCCTTAGGTTTAACGTAAACCTCAATGATCAATCGGTAAACCGAGGTCTCGCTAAGCAGGGCTCCCTCACGGGAGACCTCGCCACGCTTGACCTATCATCGGCATCCGATACAATCTCTATTGAGGCCGTTAGGCTCCTTCTTCCTTACGAGTGGTTCGAGTATTTAAACGATATTCGTAGTCACTCCGTTAGTGTTGATGGAAGGTATTACCGTATGGAAATGTTCTCGAGTATGGGGAACGGCTTTACATTTGAGCTGGAGAGTCTACTCTTCTATGCTCTTTGCCGTTCCGTAGCGTACTTTACGAACACTCCTGGCATCGTATCTATTTACGGTGATGATATTGTGATCCCTTCTGAGATCGCGAACGACGTAGGATTCGTTTTGGGGAGATTTGGATTTTCCCTGAACGAAGAAAAGTCGTACTCATCAGGACCCTTTCGGGAGTCCTGTGGAGGTCATTACCGTTGCGGAGAAGATGTAACCCCATTCTACCTTAAGCGGAAACCGGAAAGGTTAACTGACCTTATCCGCGTTGCGAATCAGTTTCGCCGATGGGCGATGACTGGTTCCCGCAGGTACGATACCCCGCTATACCACGAAATGTGGACTGATTTAGCGAGGCACGTGCCTAAGAGTCTTTGGGGTGGTTATGACACTAGCGTTGACACCCAACTGGTGTCCCCACACCCGTCTCGCGCCGTACTTGCGCGCGTGAACGGGAAGAAGGACATTCCCCAGAAGGGTAACTACGTGTTGTGGCATAATTCAAACTGGAACCGCGGTGAGCCAATTGTTGAAAATGGCTTTGAACCCGTCTCTACAATCCAAAAATGTAGGGTTAGGTCCGCGAAATCAGGTGCACCTTGGTGCAGCGAGCTCTTTTACGAGGAGCTTCGCTAATCCACTGATCGCCCACGTAGGGCGGGGTCTGGATTCCTGAGTCCTCAGTGCGTATTTCTTAAGCACTGACACGGCTCGGGCTGGGGCGTATAGCCCCAGGCAACACCTTTCTCAACGTGTT